ACCTGGAGAGTGCATCCGAGACCTCAGTACGCCGGAAGATATGCTGCATGGTGTACGTGAGGAGGACTTTCACCTTCCCATTAGTCTCATCCCTAACCTTTCCCCGGGTGAAACGAAGTACCACAGCGTTGTCCCCAGGTGGGCGGTCTACCAGGGTTGGGTACACGTGGGTGATGGATGGGATTTGCGTGGTGATGAGGCAGGAGATTGCTTCCGCTATTGGACCAACGATAACATCACCGGGAGAGAAGGGGCCAGGCATGAGGCATTTCCTTACTTACACACAGAGCAGCAGTTGATCGCCTTAAATGCATTAGCTACCAGGCAGCCATCCGAGGTAAGAGAAGTATTATCCCCCGTTAGCAGGTTGTCTGCATTATAGTAGACATCACTCACCCCATAGCTGCTACACGCCAGGTTGCTAACCCCAGCGGAGAAGTCCTGGGCAGCCGCCACACCACCGATGTTCCACTCACCAATAGCTGTAGCGAAACCCGGCGCGATAACGGAGGGTATCCACCAGGCAAGTTGTGTCTGCCAGGTAGGGTTGCCATCGTAGACATGAAAATCAAGGACGATGTTTGACTGAGAATAGCTCGCACCAGGGTAGAGATTGTTCGTGCCAACATCATAAACAAAGATCAGGGAGTTTGGGGCCAGCACGCGTATCGCATTGATGATTGTGTTATTATCCGCAACCGTCGCAGGACCGCCAAAGTAGCCCGGTTCGTTCCAGGCATCATAGAGAATAGCTGGGTCGCTCGCATAGATGGGTACGATGGACTGAAAAAACTGAACAATGGCGGCGGTCATTTGTGCTTCCGTGAGCGGTGGGAAGTTCTGTGTATTTTGCGAGATGATACAAGCTGTTTGGGGCGTAGAGACTACAAAGTGATCGAACTTCGTGGAGTCGCTTGCGTTCGTATCGAAGGCAAAGAGGCCATATCTTCCACTCGCGAAACTGCTGTCCGTGGTCTGGATATCATAGGTATTAGGAATGGTTGTACCGTCAAGCCACACGACAACGGTGATCTGTGTCCCATTCGCATAGACGTTGATGTTATAAAAGCTGCCCGATGTGATGGTTTTCGCCACGGTTGCGAGTTGCGTCTGGACCCCTGCAACCCGCTTGGCAAGATATACATTGTTCGTATCCGCGTAGGCTATGTAACAATTATTCTGGTCCAGATTGCGGAATGTTACGCCCGAATAGACATGGCTGCTATTATTGAGAGCAAACCTGCCTTCTAATTTGAGGTCAGATGCAGTCCCTACCCCCAACAACATAAAGGCATTACTACCCGCCGACCCCGACAGCACCCCCTCGTTGCTAGTAATGGAAAGAGTAGGAGTGACACCGCCGATGATCCAGTTCTCCCCATCAGAAGCCGGGTTCCAACCAGACTGATTAGCGCGGGTAAAGGTATCAGAAGCAATCGTGGTGATCGGTGGGTTATTACAGAAAGGCCCACTATTGGCAGGAGAAATAGTAGCGAAATTGGTAGGGTTAATCTCGACGTAGTTGCCCGCTGCCTTCATCCACCCGATAACTTGCTGTATCCAATCCCGATAGTGCGTGGTCCCATCAGGCATGAACACGTTGTTATTCCACCAGGAGACATTGACGTTCAGCCGCCAGAGGTTCATGGAGAGCTTTTGACTGAAGGCGTTGATGCGTGCCTGGGTGAAGCTGCCTATCCCATCACCGAACTCTAACCCCGCCGTGTTGAGTCCTCGCAGGTAGACTTTGTGACCCGTGGCATCTACAATCTTCCCACCCTGTACGTGCAGTTGAGGTAAGGGCATGAACCTCCTAAATGAACATATTCAATAAGTTATCCACAAATTATCCACATCGGGCATTACGGGTATTGAGGTGTGACCTGGGTTTATGCTAAAGTTATCCACATTAAGCTCATCCACAAAACGAGTTATCCACACTCCTCCGAGCAGTCTGGGAGCCGCTGGAAGGTAGTTATCCACAATTCACCAACTACTACTACTGTGCTGCGCATGCTACCTGGGGGGAACTTTACTGATGAGCTTGATATCTCATCAGACGAATGTGGCTTCAGTCTCTCGAAAATCGCCTTCAGCCCAATCGTGACTCAGGCTGAAATCGGTCTGACGAGCCATCAGGTGAGGAGGACTAGATTGAAGACTTGAGTCACCTGATATGTTAAACAGATCAGAAGAGAAGGAACCGATTAATATAAGAGAATAGAGACCACCCATCCCAAAGACCTCATCCCCCAATTTCGCTGCCCCCCTTCTTTTGTGGTATAATGACTATAGAATTATACATCTGATTAGTACCTTTGGGTTGGGAGTTCACATTATGCAAGACGCGGTTTTTGAGGTCTACGAGTTATTAGCCCCGGATGGTCATGTTTTCTATGTTGGCTCGGGTGCTAAAGGTAGGATGTACCAGCACGAAAAGGATGTGCGCCAGAGTATGAGTAAGTACAGCCACTTGAATAGATTTCATGTGGGAACGAAGAGTAAAGCAGAGACGATTGCTAACATCCTTCTGAGCAACCAGGACATCATCTATAGTGTCGTCTTTACCACAAGAGACCGCAAGCTTGCTATGAAGGTAGAGTGTGAACGTATCCGTCTTTATGGCCTTGAGAACCTTACTAACAGGTCTAATGGCGAAAACTGTGACCACAATCCAGAATATCGCAACGAATTGACCTATGTACGGAAGAGAATGCGCAATCTTACGAGTCCAAGAGCCAGAGGAACCAATCCACGTGCAATGGGAACCAATCCTCGCGCTACTCGTCAGCGATCAGCCCTTCCCTAACTCCTTCTCCAAATACCGCCGATGCATTTCCCGGATCACATTCTCTCCCACGGGGTTTGGGCGGCTGCTGTCCCGTTTTATGCAGACCTCCAGCAGAATATCAGTAAAGTCCATTATTTGCACCTCTGCCTGCTCCAGGACCCTCAGATCAACCTTTAGTACGCCTAGCCCCATATCGCCTCCCTACTTTTCAGGTACTCCTTGAACTCATTCGCCACAGCCCTGAGCCGCGCGTGTGTACTCGTCTCCGCAGCCACCAACATTGCCTCGTATAGCTCCTCAGAGTCCTCCAGGTTGTTCACCCGATCAAGCAACCAGCCAAAGATATGGTAGTTGCTGAAGAGGAGACTCCTTGGGGCAGAGGCGGATGATACGGACATGCTGATCTTCGTGGCTTCTTTGGCGACCAGCGGGGGCTTCTTGGATAGCTCAGCCTCCCCTGGCATGCTCACCCCCTCCGGTTCCTGGCCCAGCTTGCTTTTATTAATCGGTGTCCTCTCTTCCTCATTCATGGATAGCACGATTGTTGGGGCTCCAGAGGCAGAGGAATTGGCTAGGGGGTTTATGGATTTCTTTTTGACCTGCGGATGATCTTTGAGTGCTCTTGATGCTACGTGATCTTCTTCTTTAATCTCAGCCATATTTAGCAGTCCAATCCTGTGAATGCGGTGGTCACATTGGTGAAGTTAGCGCCCGCACCAGTTATCACCCACACAATCTTGATGAATAGCTCCACGATGGCTCCCTGCGTTGTGCCTGGGCCGTAGAGAGTCCTCTGGTTGCCTATCGCGTTGAGGGATGCCAATGCCCCACCCTTCTGCGCGAACGATACCCCATCGGCACTCGTCTGCACGGCATAGGTTAAGGTTGGGGAGGTTCCGGTTGGGGCTGACTGAATTGCCACCGACAGAAGAAACCGCTTGTTCTTTGGGTTTTGGAACACCGCAGACGCACCAGAGGCACTGATGGTGGATTGGGTGTGTACCTTAGCGTGGAGAGACATATATTTATTGCTCTCTTTCAGTGGAACTCATATTACGGGAACTCATTAGCGACACCGTTCTTCTTGTCGGCTAGCTTCTGCCTGGCACAGAGGATCGTTCTCAGCCAACCGTCCGTGCCCGCTGGCTCCCCCGTCTCAGCGAGGTAGTCCAGGTAAGCGCAGTCAGCATGCCAATTGCCTGTAGGACCATCCCGGCGCTGCGTCACCTCACTAGCAGTCATATTTACTCCACAAACTTGACACAAAGGCATATCTAATCTCCTTACCAGGGAACGCCCATCCCCATTACGCACATCCCCAGGGCTATGTTTACGTGGTAGTTCGCCCAGGCTTCAGCAAGTACCAGCCCATCCCCCTGTGCAGTCAGGAAGAACATCTCTCTCGGGTCGTTGGTGAACGTGGGCAAGCCAAGTGGGTCGCCTTCCTGGTATGCGACATAAATGCGCCGCCATGCCAGGAGTTGTTCTATGTTCTGTGCGTAGACCCAAAGTAGCTCGTCCGTGCTTGTGCTCTGCTCTGCGCGAAACTGCATGTCCAGTTGCAATGCACCAGTCAGGAAGGGGGTTCGCTGGATGACTAGCTCCTTCTCGCCCTCGCCTAACTCCGGGGTAAACTCATGAAGCTCGTGGTTGATCGTGCCCCAGAGGTCCTGATGGATGATGAGCCCCGTTCCAGCAATGATCTCGACTGAGCCTACTTCCATATGTCCTTATCCGATGACCCGACTCTCCTTAACGTGTGAGAAAGTGAGTATGGGTATATTTGCATACAATCGCCTGCACATCCAACGGCCAGGTCTTCAGGAACCGCTCCCTAACCCCACCCTGTTCCTGTACCATGTCAGCATAGTTGGTGTCACGCATCTTATAGTAGAAGATCACCAGCCGGATGCAGGCACGGCTCAGATCGTTGGGTACTCCGGGATAAGTCTGCCCAGCGATGATCGGCTGTCCGAATATGCCCTTCACCTGGTAGTTCTGGTTGCCCTTCACAAACGCCAACCCACTGTTCCTGGTCAGCTTCCTCGCGGGTATCCCATAGGCCAGGTAGTTGTTAGGCTTCAGGATAATGTCTGCTGTGATGTCCGTGGTGACTGGCGTGCCCGTAATCCATATCCCCCCACTGGAGAGGAAACTATTTACTGCGATCTCGAACACAGCGCCGCACGGAGTAGGAGTACAGCCGCCGCCACCATAGAGGGAGATGAGGCCGTCTATTGCTAAAAAGTCCTGATCCATCCCATCATAGAGCCTGCTGGCTGGTGTGCCGGAGGTTCCATCCTGCTGAAAGGAATACCCAATCTCCCCGTCCAGGTCTCCCTGCGCCTGCACGATAAGCCCATCAATAAAGGCATCATCGGTCGCACCCAGGTTGGGGTCCAGGGCCAACTTAACGTCAGCGCGGGTGCAATATGCTTGTGTAGTCCAGGCCATAACAGTCTCCTATAAGACGGTGGGCGGGCACTGCGGCGGCCTCGTTTGAGCGTACCCGTCCAGGAAGACGCCCCACCAACTAACTTAGAAGACTTTAGCGCAAGTGATGACTACCGCACGCTCGGGGTGGAGTAGCTGAATATCAAAATCTGCCAACACGCCAAACCTGCGTCTGCGTCCCAAGTCATAGAGGGTTGGGTCTACTATCACTTCTGGGCGTCTCTTGTACGCGATAGCAGCCCACCTGGGAGCCACCATGATGTTCTTGACCACCGAGATTGAGTTCTCTGTGATCGCTGTGTTACCAGTCGCACCAGGGAGGTAGTTGGAGAGGATAAGCCTGACCCCGTAGACCACCCCTTGATCGCCGTTCAACAACCGCTCAGGCGCCGCATAACGCAAGTCCTGGCGAATATTGGCATCCATGATGAGGGATTGGAAGGCGTCCGGGGAGAGGAACAGCCAGTAGTTGCCGTCCGGGAAGGGCACGTTGTCATACTGCTGGAGTTTCGCAACGGCCTTGGAGAGCACGTCCGCACTCATCACGTCAGTCGCGACCACGTTGGCTGAGGTGTGTCCGAGCGGGTAGAGCGATGGGATTGTGGTCAGTGTCGCGCCGCCGAATGGGGATTGTGAGTTAGGCAGGCCCGCGTTGGCAGTGGCGTTGTAGAGTGCCGCGATGTTGGTCTCGATACGGATGCTCATGGCGTAGGCGAGGCGGTCGATAAGTGCCACCATGCCGTCATACTTGATACGGTCCAGAGCTTTCCTTGTGACCTCAACCAGCTTCCCAAACTCGGCTGGAGTGAGGGAGACCGAGGCAGCGTTGGAAATGGCGTATGGGGTCTGGTCGGTGCCTTCTGTTAGTGCATCAGCAGCGACGATATCCGGGAGTGCGGGGATGTAGACTTTATCGCCAGCACCAGGAACCAATAAATCAGTGATTACCAGGAGGGATTGCTCAAGCACTGCACGCCGACGCAGGTTGAGTTCCATGAGTGACGCCCAGATTTGGGGGATGAGCGCCTGGAGGTTGGCAACACTGGTAGCCTTTTTGATTAAGGCATCTGTAGCCAAAGACATGAGGTTACTCCATAGGGGGGTTAAAGGGGTTACTCCGCCTCGCGCTGATCCAGGATCATTCCGCTTGACAGGGCACGATAGGTCATTTCCCAAAGTATACGCTTTTCAGTATCGTCGTATTCCGGGTCCTTGCCAGTAGAAGCAGCAGTCCGGCCCTTCTTGAGGAGGTATGCCACCGGGTCAGCATCGCGCTCGTCTTCTGGAGTAGCGACAGTGCCTTTCCTCGTGGCACCAACAAGATCGGCACTCTCAACAGCCTTCTTCGCCGCGGCCTCGATCTGTGACCCAAGCTGTTCTGCCAGGCTCTCTGCCATCCTTGTTTCCAGGTTCTTGCCAAAGGTATCCAGGGCCATGTTAATTTGCTCCCTGGTGACGTAGCCCTTTCGGAGAGCGTCTTCGGCTTCCTGCTTCGCGGCCTTTTCAGCAGCCACTACGAGTAACTGCTCAAGTAAATCGTTCGGTTGTTCCTGAGTCTTATCCTCAGACATTAGTAGCTCCTTTTGTGGCTGCTATTTCTTAAAGTAGTCGATAAAAGTTTTCCGTTGTGGGAAGTTCTGGCGGTAGTAGTCGTTCTGCTCGTCCAAAGAGGTGTGAACGATCTTGCTGGCCGTTCCGCTGGGTACGAGCGCGCCAACAGCCACATCAATGACCGCTGGGTTTGCGTAGAGTTCCATGAGGGTCGCCTGTGGTACGTGTCCCTGAGCCTTAGCAATCCGCATAGCCGCCCATCTATTAACCGGAAAGCCAGTCAAAGTTACCTCGATGAGTGGATCAATAGAACCTTTTTCTGAGAAGCGCCTGCCTCCATCCGGTAAGGTCTCCCACTTTTGCGGCAGCCCAATCCAGGAGAAGTACCTGACCGTGGCTTTCATGATACCGAGTCCAGCCTTCTGATCGTAGACATTTACCAACCCATACCAACCAGTCCCACCATCGAAGTGCTTGAATTCCACATGCTTCTGTTGTGGGTTGTCTATTGCATCAATAATGACACCATCGCGCACCAGCACAGCC